AAGGGTCTTGTTAAAGGTATGCAACAAGCCTTGTTTGAGATGGGTTCATTTGGTCCGGGCATGGTTAATGCGTTTAAGCAAATTGCTGTCACATCGGCTAAAGCCGCAAACGTCTTGTACCGCTTTGGTCTTGTAACTGCTGCTGTTATCGCTCCAAGTATTACTCAAAAAATAAGTTTATTATCTAAAGCGTTTGACACTTTAATTGACGTTGGTGCACTTGAGGCAAGTTTTGACTCGTTTAGCGCTGGCATTATGAACATGGGTAGCGCCTCTGATTACAGCAGTTTTGCCGCCAAAAAACTTGCAGAGGATGCCGAAGCCGCAGCAGAAGCACTTAAAGATTTGCCGCCAGCAGGTACATCAGACAAGTTAAAGAAAATGGCTGATCGAGTTAAAGCGGTTGCCAGCGCATTAGACAAAGAATTAAACAAAGCGCTTGATGATGCAAAAGACAAACTTAAAGAAGCACAAAACAATTTTGATGATTTTTCTAAGTCTGTAAAAGAGGGTATTAAAGACGGATTTAGTTTTGGAAAAGTTTTATCTGATGCGGCAGAACAATCAAAAACTTTAGCAACAGCAATTAAAGAATCAAAAACAGCAATAGCAGAAGGATTAAACAAAACTTTAGACATTGCAACTGATCAACTTAAAGACGCAAAAACAGCGTTTGCCGATTTTGCAAAAACTGTATCTAATGGTATAAAAGAATCATTTAGTTTTAAGCAAGCCAACGAAGGCAAAGACGGATTTATTACAGGTTTGCGTGACCAAGTAAAAGCAATTAAAGAATATAACGCAGACATACAATCGTTACTACAACGTGGTTTGTCTCAAGAAGCATTAAAACAAGTTTTGGCTGCCGGCTCAGAATCAGGTGCGTTAATAGCACGCAATTTGTTAACAGGTGCTCAAGAGGACATTACAGGCCCTCAGGGCGTTAACGCTCTTGTTGCATCGGTAATGCAAACAGCCAATCAATTAGGTCTTGACACGGCTAACAAGTTTTATGGTGAGGGTGTAAGTTCTGCACAAAAGTATTTTGACGGAATTAAGAGCCAGTTTGATCAAGCAACTGAGGCAGTTAACGCGGTAGAAGCCGGCACAAATGTAACGTCAGGTTTTCTTGAAGGTCTCAATTCACAAATTGATGGCATTAAAACTTACGGCGATGACATCAACACATTGTTGCAACGAGGTATATCTCTTGACGCGTTACAGGCAGTGCTTGATGCTGGCGGTGAATCCGGTGCAGCCATTGCACATGAGTTGGTACTCGGCGCACAAGAAAACATTACAGGCCCAACAGGCGTCAATGCGTTAGTAAAATCAGTTAACGATGTAGCAGACCGAATTGCTTTGGCAGCCGCCAATCAATGGTATGGCGCTGGTGTGTCCAACGCACAATCATATTTGCAAGGTATTGAGGCTGCATTTGCTGAGGCACAGAAACGGCTTGCCAAAAAAGGTCTTACGTTGTCAGACATTAAAGGCATATCAGCATCCTTTAGTGGTGCTCTTGCAGGCCCATCGGTAACACCTATAACACCATCACGACCAGAATCAGGTGGTGGCGTACCGGGCGGCGGTGTAGTCATTAACGTAAACGGTGTTATGAGTAACGCCGCAACAGGCCAAGCCGTACTAGACAACCTTGTAGAATACTCACGGGTGTACGGCCCACTTAACTTGGCGATCAGGTAATGCCCGGTGCAGCCGTCATCTCAGGTGGCGATTACCTACTAGAACTCTCAACAGGTTACGACTCATCAGCGTTCTACTTGGATGACTCAACGCTGAACGGCACAGATGTACTAGACGGCGATGGTTTAGATTATGTAGATATCTCAAACCTTGTGCAAGACATCACGGTTAGTCGAGGTCGTAAACGTCCGCGCGATGTGTTTGGGCCGGGCCAGATGTCGGTGTCAATTAACATACCAAAAACAAACCGTGACCTAGACCCATTTAATACCTCTAGCCCGTATTACAACACGCTCACAGACCAGCCCGGATTAGCACCATTACGAGACATCAGGCTAAGCCGTAACGGTGATCGCATTTTTACAGGCAAAATTACTACGTTTAATCAACAATACACAATGGATGGTTTAACCCAATACGCCGTATTTGCTGCCGATGATATCTTTACCCTGTCACAGGGTTTTTTACCCGAAACCGTGACTACAAGCCAAACCTCGTCAGCGCGCATTACAGCCGTTTTAAGCGCCGCTGCCTACACAGGCACTACATCGGTTACGGCCTCTCCTACAGCCACGCTAGGCGCTTACACAATCGCCTCTGGCACTAACGTAAACGCCTACCTTAACCGCATCCAAGAGGCAGAACAAGGCCGCATCTTTTGCAGCCGCACAAACGTCTTGACAGCACAATCCAGAACAGGAACAACCCTTTCAGCACCTATTGCTACGTTTACTGATGCAGGTGGCGCGTTTGACTATGACGTGCTACAAGTCGAGTTTGACCAATCACCAGTCATTAACAATGCCAACGTGACTATTGAGGTTGGAGGCACATTACAAAACGCTAACAACGCATCCTCAATTAGCCAATATTTTACGCAAACTCAAGCAATTACAGACAGTCTTTTAAGTAGTAATGGGCAGGCTGCAACCCTTGCCACATACCTACTTGTGCCAATACCGTTGCCACGTTTTACCAGCATCTCTACCAGTTTCATTACCCTTACTGAGCCACAAAAAACAGCCTTAACTACAAGCGAGATTGGTGACACCGTAAGTGCCGTTAAGACGTTTACCAGCGGTAGCCCCTTAACCATTACACAAGATTTAAGCGTTGAGGGTATAGAGCATCGTATTAACTTTGCAACCGGGCATCGAGTCACAATTTATACGGCAGCGACAACCGTACTCTCAGACCTAATTTTGGATGACCAGACTTACGGCATCATCAACTCAACTAACGCATTAGGGTAAAGTACAACTATGACTACGCCTTTTCCATTTGTAGCAAACACGGTGCTTACCGCAGCACAGTTAAACGCAATTACTACGTTGCCTATTTCTGCAAAAACTGCTAGTTACACGCTTGTTGTCGGTGACGTTGGTACACGCGTACAAATGACTAACGCATCAGCAACAACAATCACGGTCAACACAAGCATTTTTAGTGCTGGTGACAGTGTGTTTATCTACAACGCAGGAAGCGGCACTTGCACGGTGACTGCTGGTACGGCAACTGTCTCGACATCTGGATCGTTAGCGTTGGCGCAATATGGAGGTGGCACGCTGTTATTTACTAGTGCTAGCGCTGCTACTTTTTTTAGCGGTGGGGCAGCCAATGTAACGCTGCCTGTAGATGCGCTTATCGTTTCTGGTGGTGGTGGCGCGGGAAAGTTTGACAACTCAGCAGGCTCGGGCGCCGGGGGCGGGGGGGGAATGTTTACTAAATCATTTGGTTTATCTACTGGCACATACACTCTCACAGTTGGATCAGGTGGTGCAGGCTCGGTAACAACTCGCACAAACGGAACTAACGGAACAAACTCAACATTTATTTTGAGTACAACTGGCGGGGGATCGGGCGGCGGTTTAACCGCTGGAGCCGCAGGTGGATCGGGAGGCGGGGGCGCTGACACATCTGGCGGAGGTACAGGAACTACAGGTCAGGGATCAAATGGTGGATCTGCAACTACCTTTACTGGCGGAGCGGGAGGCGGTGGAAAGGGATCGGTTGGAGGCAATTCTTCACTCAACACGGGTGGCTCGGGTGGATCGGCAGCAACAAACGATTACACAGGCGCAACCATTAGTTATGCAGGCGGGGGGGGAGGTGGCGGAATTACTACAGGCGGCACGGCGGGAACAAATGCAGGAAATGGCGCGTCAGGCCCGGGAACAGTTGCAGGTAGCAACGCAACAGCCAATCGAGGCGGAGGGGGCGGAGGATCAACAGGTTTAGGAGCGGGTGGAAATGGGGCGTCAGGCGAAATAGTTATCAGGTACAAAACAGCAGACGCATCTGGTTACACAATTACAACAACAGGTTCACCAACAACAGGCACATCAGGCATTTATAGTTTTATTCAGTACACCTCTACAGGAACATTGGTGATCGCATAATGGCAAACTTTGCAGAAATGGAAAACAACATAGTTGTTGATGTCATAGTTGTTGCAAACGCAGATTGCGGCGATCTAGCGTTTCCAAACAGCGAACCAGTAGGACAAGAGTTCATTGCATCATGCGGCATCAAAGGCAACTTTTTGCAAACAAGTTACAACGGTACTTTTCGCGGTATTTATGCCGGCATTGGCTACACATACGATGTGGTTAACGATGTGTTTGTTGCACCACCAGAGCCACCGATTGACCCAGCATGACCGTAAATAATCTGCCTAAGTTTGTTATTTTGCTTGTCGGCTTGCTATGTCTTACCGCGCTAATGATTGCAGACAAAATTGATATGGCATCAGGCGTGCCAATGCTGACAATGATTATTGGCTACTCAATTGGCAACGGTGTTAACGCTAAACAAGGCGGCGAGTCAAGCAACGTGTTTGGCAACAAAAAAAGCAAGTGATACCCGCTAACCCTAAAATTGTAAATAGCAGGCCGTACACAGGTAACAGTGACGGCGCTGCTGCTGGCCCATTACCCGGCATGGATGAGTGGATACGACAAGCAATCAAATACGGTGGCGGCGCGTTTTGGAATAACGGCAGTTGGGGAATACGCAATATGCGCGGCTCAGAAAACTTAAGTGTGCACGCCACAGGTCGAGCCGTTGACCTGTCGTACAGGCCGTCAGAAAAATACCCAACAGCAAACCGTAAAGGCTCAATGGCATTTCTACGCATACTCATTGCAAACGCAAACGAGTTAGGCATAGAGCAGGTTCTTGACTATTTTCCTAAACCGTTTGGGCGCGGTTGGCGTTGTGATCGGCAACGCTGGAAAAGTTACAGCAACCCAACATTGGCAGGCAGTCCAGGTGGCGATTGGTTTCACGTTGAGATTGCACCAGCGTTTGTCAATCAGCCGTTAAACCTTATTCAGCAAGCGTTTAAGAGGGTATTCACCGAATTGCCACAGTGATCCTCTAAGGTCAAATGACCGGCGATAAGGGGAGATGCAATATGGCTGATGCCAAAACATACGTTTACGAGGTTTACACCACCAGACTTGACACAGAGCAAATGGTGCTTATCCAGATATTTCGCGACCCTGACAACGGAAAAGTGCTACACGCACAGATGGCCTTTAAGAACGCTATTGGAGATAGTTGGGGAACGCCTTACCAATTGGAGAAAAAATGAATTACTTAGCGATCAAAATAGGTGCATGGGCAATTACAAGTTTAGCAGCGTTTGTGTTGCTATGGGATGCCAGCGCGCCACCAGAGTTAAAACTGCAACCGGGCGAACAGATCACCACCACATTAAATAGCATTGTGCCTACGTTGCCTACTTTGCCCACCGTTGCACCAACTACCACTATTGTGCCCTACAAAGGTTGCATGGAATACTTAAACGATGCGCTTGTTGCTGGCTGGCCTATCAGTGAGTCACCTACAATCTTGCGCGTTATACAACGAGAGAGCGCTTGTAACCCTCTGGCGCTTAACTCTAAAGACAGCAACAACGGCAGTCGAGGATTATTCCAGATTAACGGCGTGCACCAAACATGGCTAATTAAAGAGGGTTACATTAAAAAATTAGATGATTTATACAACCCTGATGTCAACATCCGCGCCGCGCTACACCTCTACGGTATGGTTGGCTGGTCGGCATGGGCGCTGCCCAACCCATGACCGACACACCATATCCCGAACCCGGCATTAGCCAAGAAACGAGACGCGCAATGTATCCCGATAATTACAGCGACAAACTAGGCAAAGTGTTTGGCGAGATGATTGATGACATAGTTAGACCTAATTACAAGCCTCAACCAATAGACCGACTTAATAACCACAACATTTTGCTTGATGAATTAGTGCTGATGTATGACGCACACATGACTATTGGCGGTGAACAAAATCGTTTTAATGCAAGCGTCTTAAAGGCTGCCATAAATGTTATACGAGCGCTGTAAAAAGTGCGATTTAATGATGCACGGTACACGTCATGCCACTAATCCAACCAAAATTTTGTGGTGTCATCCCGGCTTAAAAGCGTGTGCTAAAGTTAAACCAATAAACCCGACTAAAGGAAACCCGACATGAGTGATGAGTTGTTTACAATATCGCACGGTTTAGCCGGCACTAAATATCATCCGGCGTTTTGTGGATCAATGGGAATTCACGACAAGTTTCTTGATTATCACAAAAAAAACCCTCACATATTTGACGAATTGATGCGCCTTGCTGACGATTTGTGGCTTAAAGGTCGTAAACGTATTGGCTTACAACTGTTGTTTGAGGTTTGCCGTTACAACTCGATGATTAGAGCAGATGACCCAAACAGCCAATTTAAGATCAATAACAATTATGCAGCACATTACGCGCGATTAATGCTTGACGAGCGACCTGATTGGTCAACATTTATTGAGACACGAGAGATTAGGACAGTCTAATGGCGTTTGATCTTGCACTTTACGAAACAGTTGCACAACGCTTAGTACGTTGGTGGACAGAGTTTGACAACGGGCGCATCATTACAACTATTCATCATTATGACGGCTCAACAATCATTATGCGGGCAGAGGGTTACAACAACGAGGACAGGCTTATTGCTACCGGCTATGCAGAGGAGATTTTTGGAAATAGCGCGGTTAACAAAACGAGTTTCTTAGAAAACTGTGAAACAAGCGCGATTGGTCGCATGATTAGCAATAGCAAGATTGGGCATACAGGTGAGCGCACATCATCTGAGGAAATGGCAAAGGTCAACCGGCTTACCGCCGCGCCTCGACCAGACGCACATGGCAGCGCAACAGCAAAACAGATCGGTTTCTTAAAAAGTCTTGCACGAGGTAAAGGTTGGGATGATCTGCAACTACTTGACTATATTCACCGATTGTTACAAGTTGATGACGTAATAGTTGAGACCTTAACGAGTAGCCAATGCCATGCCGTAATTGACGGGATAAAGAAGTGAGCCGCACAGTGTGGCTTGCGTTGGCGTTAGCAATGTTATGCACTGTGCTGATGGCATGGTCTGATAAGAAGTAAGACTGACACAATCGGCTAGTTGCGTATACCTAAGCGAGTCGCATCGCGGTTGGATGACCGGCGGTAACGCCGTTAGATCGGCACGCATTAACACTGATACACGAGAGCGCTGATGCACAGTGTCGAGGCGAGCCGTAAACATAATCGGCTAGATGTGCAAGGTAATCGGATTGAGGCAGCCCGATGGGTAGAGCATCATCACTCTGTCTCTAATGACACATAACGATGACATACACTTAACAAACCGACACAACAAAGGCAGGCCCGACATGACACAACAGCAACAGGCAACCGACAACAAGGCGCGCATGCGCCGCGTTAGCACAAGCGAAGCGCGTGAGAACAACCATGCCGGCTAAACGCACACACAACAGAGAACGCAACACAACACTGTACAAAAAGAACAGAGCACTAATACTGAGCGACAACCCACCATGCCATTGGTGCGGTGTCAACGTAGCAACCGAAGCCGATCACCTAATCGAAACAGACCGCAACGGCACATCCGAGTTAAGCAATCTTGTACCAGCCTGCCGTAAATGCAATGCAACTCGCGGCAACAAATACAGAGCAGCACGCGATGCACAACACACAACACCAAAACAGAAACCACAAGTCAAAACAGCAAACCCAATGCCAGCAACGGTTTTACAACCCGAACACTCACAGCGTTTTTTTTCTGAGACCAGCGAAGCCCCCGTCCCCCCTTTTTTTCCTCTTC